TTCTTATCAAACTTCTTTCTGAATGAGAATATTCTATCATAGATTACGAAAGTTTCAAGACTTATGTCTCCACCAAGAAATCTTTTTAAGATTGTTGGATGACCTTTCGAACAACTGAATAGATTCTCTAATTCGTTGTTCGAGAGTAATTCGTTGCTTTGTTCTTTGAACAAGTAAGTCAAACTCTGTTGTCTTTTTGTCCAATCTGAATAAGTCCTTTCTCCAGAACTGATAATTTCTCCAATCCATACCCGATTTACACTAGTAGATTCTACAAAGTTTGCGACCAAAAAATTAACAATCTCTTCGTCTTTATATTTACGACTTGTTTTTTCAAAGAAGTAACGGTCTTTTCTTTTGTAAAAAGATTGAAGAGAAGCCCTTACCTTTTTATTGTATTTGAAGTAATCATAGTTTTTATTAGAAAAATGCGATTTCAAAGCAAGATATTCACAATAGACTTGATATGGGGTCACTTTCATATAGGCAATTTTGCTTTCGAAGTTGCTTTCATAAAATTAAGTCTCGTAGCATCCCACTTCAATTTTTCTTTCAGTGGTTTTGATACAAGTTTTGTGACTGATTCTACATCAAGTTCATTTAATTCGCAATAGTGAACAATCGCATCAATATAGTTAATTTTTTCTTCTGCAACAATCTTTTCGATTTCGAGTGCAAATTTAGATGGTGTTAGAAATTTACTTGCAATTACTTTTTCTAATTCTTTATTCGGTTCCATAGAGTTCCAGTTTATCTGTAACAAACTTTCTAATGTATTCGGTAAGAAGTTTGATGTACTTTGATTTGTTTCGTTCTTCGTAGACGACGCATTCTCCATTTTCACAAGCCATAATGATTACAAATTTTTTGACCGGAATACCAGTCATTTCATACAACATACAACCATATGCTGCACATTGAACAAAGTAGTTTTCGATCCAATTTCTTGGTTTCGGTTTTTTAGAAGTCTTAAAGTCAATTATTGCTAATTCACCCTCGTATTCTGCAATACAATCGACGGTTCCAGCAATTCCTAACTGCTTACTATATAGGGAAGTTTCCAGAGCATGAATATTATCAATATTCTTTAAAGTTCCCTTAGAAATCTTAAATAAGAACTCAGAGATAGGAGGAACTTTTAGTAACTCTATATTCTTTAGGTGACACTCAGTGAGACTATGAAAATCGGTTCCACGACGTGTTGCAGCCTTTGTGACTCGATCTGCTTCTTCATCACCAACTCTTTTTCTCCATTTAACAAAAGTCTCCTTATTATAATGACTGGTTACAGAAGTAATCGAGACCAGTCTTAGGAGTTCTTCTTCATGGGGAACAGAATAATATCTGACTCCATCAATAGTCTCCCTCTCAAGTTGAGGAAGATTTAAATCAACATGATTAAACATTAAGACCTCATTCTACCAGTATTATAACCGATTGGTATTTGTTCGTCAACAGGTATAAGTTTTTATTCAACACCATTATTAATCCAAATTCTTTTAGGGCGATTTTTTGCTTTTTAGACTTATAATTACAAATTAATTCCCAATTCATTTTTTGCCATTAGATATTCTTTAACAAGACCAGATCTACATACATCATCTATTCCAAACTCAATTATATCAAAAGATGGCATTTTTCTAACAATATTCATAAAATCCATAATACCATTCTTTTCATTCATTTTAGTAAGGTCAGACTGGGCAGCATCTCCACAAAAACAAATTCTACTATTTTCACCAACACGAGTAATAATTGAATCCAATTCGTGCCCATTAAGGTTGGAAAATTCATCTACAATAATTATAGCATTATCAAGAGTAGTACCTCTAATAAATGATGTGCTCCAAAATTTGATTGATTCCTGTGATTTAAGATTGCCATACAACATCTCAAAATCAGCATCAGAAGGCATCTGGAACATATACTTTACCATATTCTTATATGGTATTTGATAGATGTCTGCCTTATCTTCATGAGAACCAGGAAGAAACCCGATCTCTCTGGTTGCTACAAGAGACCTCACAAGGTATATTTTCTCATAAGGTGTATTCTCGTCTAATACATCTTTAAGTGCATTAAAGAGGGTTATAAAGGTCTTTCCTGTCCCTGCACAACCATATGCAACTAAATGCTTTCCTTCCTTATAAGAGTCAAACAGTCTTTTTTGATTATCATTAAGTGGGTCTATATCCACTAAGTATGAAGAACTTAATGGTTTTTTCTTTTTCATTTGCTTTGCAGTTAGACCAACTCCAATGGGTCGATCATTCGCAGATGCTCTTTTTCTTCTTGCCATTAGATTTTAGATACTTTAGAACCTGGTGCTTTTGATGCCTTATTTAAAACCTCATTCCATCCAGGATTTCTTGCTACGAGTTTATCTCTCCATTCTCCTACTTCTGCAGGTTTGGGACAAGTAGAAGGATCTGACCAGTCACGAATCCAATCACTATTTTCTTCGCACCATTTTGGCCATTCATGAACACTCAGAACTATTTCCTTTTGTTCACCAGTTTCTTTATTAATAATCGGATATGTTGCCAAAATTTCCACCTCTTAATGATGTGTTTATGTAAGGATAATTTATTTATGGACTTAGTTTTGCTCTGTGAAGACGCTTAGTTTCATAATAATCCCAAACTTCTGGTGCCCATTCTTTAATGATAGGACACATCTGTTCACAGAGTGCCTGAATCTCAAGTTGTGCATCAAGTTTTGACCGAAGATCAAGAAAGTGCAATACAGAACGAAGGTTGAATGAAACTACAAAGTCCTGACGAATTCCTTGTGGAAGGTAATCACGGATGTGTTCTTCTGATGCACCAATTTCGTGATAATCATTTGCATACTCTTTACATGCAGCAAGAGCAAGTCCCAGTTTCCTTTGACGATTTTCTTCTGTCCAATCATACTTCTTACCCTTACGATTGGTATAGAACCCCGCAGGACGCACATAGAAGACATCTTCAGGACTTAGTTCACCTTCTGCAACTTTAAGAACACGTTTCCCAGTGTATCGTTGTGACTGCACATCAAAACTTACACCAACACGATGAGTTCTTGCCTGAACCATCACATTATGAACATAACCACTTACATTCATAATCAATCCAGTATGTTCCAAAGGACCATAATGACCTCTATCATTTGCAAGAAGTTGCTCTACAACCCACTTTCCTGCCTTTTCTTCATCTGGAGGTGTTTTTGTGTAGATTGGATATTCTGAGTAATCTTGCTTTCCTGCATACCATACAATCTGTTGAGGGTTTGGAATTGCTCCAAGTTTTACAACCTTAAGATTTTTATCCATCCCAAGAAGATCTTTTGATTTTACTGGTTTCATTTTCCAAATCCCTTTGAGTTCTTTTTATCTATATCAACAATCCGTTGTTTTACCGAACGCAATTGTGATTTCATTTCTTTGATTCTTTCTTCACTATAGAGATAATCTTTCTCTATCAGTCTTTCAAGTAATTTTACCAGTTCTTTTGCTTTTTTTGTTTCAGTCATTTTCTTCCTCAAAGACTTCATCATAATCTTCAATATATTCACTATATGGATTATAGTCTACCTTATCATCTCTATCAGAATTTACTTCTGCCTTTAGAGAATCCAAAAGAAGTTCCAAATTACGAATAATCAAATTAACTCTTTCTTTTTCCATATACAAAATTACTTCATCGACATTATAGCATAAAAAAGAGGGTCTTGCGACCCCCAGTAAAGTTAAGTGCGATGATCGTCAACTTTGTGATGCAAACTTTCGTTCGATTTTGATACCACGATACATAAGATTGTGGTTACGAGTTGCGGTTTGCTCTGCTAACACAGCGGCTTTGTATGCCTCTTTATCGTACTGCTTACCACGATAAGTGATAGTAGTCATGATTTTACTCCTAAAGAAATGGGTTTTTTTTAAAAACGCCGTTCCTTCAGTCGTTTGCGTCCCATACACACTCAGGTACAGATTCCTTTACGGTCTCTACCAACTCAAGTTTGAAAACATTAGAGATATTCTCGTTTGCTCTCATCCTCAGCATAATAGCATCAGCTTGAGCACATGTGAGTGATGAATAGAACAATAGTTCTAGCATGGGATGAACGCTCCGTTCCGCGACTTACTTGCGTCAGAGTCTCCTCTGATGAACGATAGGTCTATTATAGACCCTGTACCTTATTTAGTCAAGAGGTTTCTGAAAATCCCTACAGACCAAAAAATTTCTGGAGATTTTTTCTCGACTTTTTTGGGATTATTTACGCTTTTTGGTTGGAGGTGATGGTTCCAATCCCCATAGTTTTGGATTGGTTCTTCCCATACCAAAGTCAATACCTTTTAGATCGTCACGAAACTTATCCCAGTACATATTAAAGATACGAACTTCTTTCTGACTACGAGTCAAATCATATCTCGTTTCCCCATCAATCACATAAGTGATTATCATGGCATCATAAGGACAATCTTTAGTAGATACTTGTTCCCAAGTTCCATTCTCTATCAGTATATCGCATCCATATACGGATTTGGAATTTTCTTTTTCTGATGGTGTCCATGAGGTCATTGACTGTTCCTCTTCTGTTTTAGTAGGAGCATCTCCCAATTGATTTGCCATAATTATGAACGATTTCCCCAAGTAATGTCTGGATATGCTTCACTTACAATTTCTTTCGTAATCTTATATTTCTCTGAAAGTTTTTTATCTTTACACAAACAAACAACTTCTGCCTCTAATGGATGAAGTCCCTCAAGAATATTAATGAACATCGTTTCACGACGAACACCACTCATGGAATCATTGCCACCCTTAAGAAAGTGATAGAAGTTTTTAAACTCTCTACGAATTGTAGTGTGTCCGTTCTTATCACTCGAACCCATAGAAAATGAATCCATTTCATGCATTCTACGAACTTCTTCTGTGATTTTAGTGCTCAGAGTTCCATTTGATGATGCCTGATCCTCAAATCCAGAATAAGGAACCTCTCCTTCAGGAAGCATAGAAATTATACTTTCATCAAAGTTCCAAATTAATGTTGCCTTCAAAGAAACATGTTCATACTTCTTCAGGACTTCAATCTTCTTTGCCTTGCTTCTCTGTTTGGAAACAAGATCCAAAACCTCAAAAACAAATGGATTCTTTGGAAGTTCCAGTGATACTGCCTTAGTCGTTGTCGTTTTCTTCTTCGTTACTGTCGTCATAGTTTTCAAAATTAAATGCGATTACTTCATCTGGGATAAGATTTCCTTGCTCATCAAACAATTCTGGATGCAATTTGGGAATTTCCCGATAGTTCATCATATATTCTCTGGCAGTCCAACCAATCATTAGACCCATCATGAGAAATAAAATAGTCAGAAATGAACCAAATACTAAACTAGTTGCTAACATTTTTCTTACTCCGGGATGTCTTGATAGAAAATTCAAAGTGAATATTTACTTTCCATCTCAGAAAGCAAACCATCTTTTCAAACATAATGTGAAATGGTCCTGTTTGCTTTCTCTTACCTCCATTGAGCAAGAATTCAATACCACGATTTATGTGGTCTTCATTTTTATTTATGTTAAGACTTGATGACTTGTTGTTCTCTGAGGAATTTGATTGTGTCAACACATCCTCCTAATTTTTTATTGTCACATACTACTTGCGGAAAAGTAGAACCCCTACCAAATTTAGCATAGAATTCTTCTCGCGTAAAGTCTTCTTCAAGATTATAAGATACGAACTGTGTTCCTGTCAAATCTAGTAATTGTTTAATCTTGTGGCAGTGAGGACAATTATCTTTTGTGTAAACTTTAAAATTCATAAATTAATCTCTGATTAAAAAATAATTTCCAATTACAAGACAATCTATATCAATACTTTCAAAAGTTTTGATAGCATCTTTTGGATTCTCTATAATTGGTTCACCATTATCATTAAAAGAAGTATTTAAAAGAACCGGACAATCAGTTTCTTTGTTATATTTTTGAAGAAGTGTTGTAACTTCTGGATGCAACTTTTCATTTACAGTTTGAATTCTACATGAGAAATCTTTATGTGTGATCGCACCAAGTTTCTTTCTTTGATGTGGTTTTACTATCAGAGAGTATAGCATATATTCATTTGGATGTAAATCTATAAAGTATTCTTCTTGATATTCTTCAAGCATAATACCCGCAAATGGACGCCACTCTTCTCTATGTTTAATGCGAGTATTTATTGTCTTTTTATTTTCTTTTAATGATGGATTCATCAGAATTGAACGAGAACCAAGTGCTCTAGGCCCAAACTCTGAACGATTTTGAAACCATCCAACAATTTTATTATTAGAAAGAAGTTTAGAAACCTTCTCACACAGTTCTTCAAAGTCATCAAACTTCTTATAGTTTTTCCCTTCAAGTGCTTCCTCAATCTCTTCGTCACTATAAGTGCGTCCAAGAAGTGAAATATTATGTGGGAGAGTTACTTTTTCTTTTGCCTTAAAAACACCATAACATGCAGCACCAAATGATAATCCAGTATCGTCAGGAAATGGTGGAATATGCATATTCTTTACAATTTCATTCTTACGAATGACAGAGTTTGCGAGAATATTCAGAAACACACCCCCAGAAAGGCAAAGATTGTCATCAATATATCCTTGTTCTTTAAGTGTCTTCATATAAACAAGCATTCCCTGCTCAAAATTATGTTGAAGAGTTCTTGCTTTGTTCTCTGGACTCATGTTTCCATAAACATAGTCCTGTCCAGGAAAAGAATTGAATGTAACTGAAGGGATACCTTCGAAAGTTTGTCGATAATCTTTTTCAAACTCCTTCATATTACCATATGCCGAAAGACCCATGACCTTGCCACAGAATGTCTCACGATACTTTGGATCAGTAATATCAATTTGTTTCTGAACCATCTCAACATAAATTTGATATGCCCAAGCCCAATAATAATTTCCAAAGTTATTCATTTCAGGAATACCGGGATGATACCTAAAAATACCTTTTTCTTTATTAAAGTATCCTACAGAATGATTCTCTGTAGAAAAAGCATTGCCAGTAGAATTGAATAAAATAGATCCAGCATTATCCATCGTAATAAATGTTCCTTCATTGTAATCTGAAGAGAACACTGATGAATATGCATGACACATATGATGAGATACTATCTCAACTTTTGATTTTGGGAAATATCTTTTAAGTTTAGATTGAATAGTTTGATTAATATAATTCTTATAGAAGTTTGTATTTGCCATCGATGGAACGACAACTACATCAATATCTTCTTTAGAAAGATTTCCTGTCGATAAACAATAGTCTATCGATTTTCGTGGGAAGTTTCCATCATATTTAATACCAGTAAGTCTTTCTTCACTGATACTAGTTACATGATTTCCATTAGAAAATAAAGACACACTTGCTCCATGTGTCCAACTTTCATTCATTTGTTCTCTCAAACGAGGATTATCAGAAATTAAAACGTTCCATCCAATCGCACCATAAAGTCCAATAACATTCATTTATCAACTGCTTCTATAATTTTATCAAAGTTGAAGATTTCTTCGTCCTCATCCACATAAGGATACTCTGCTTCTACTCCAGTAAAATCAAAGTCAAACAAATAACTATTTGGAAGTTTAAAGTTGGCAGGTTTCTCTGCTTGAATATTGGTATGTATATCCCATCCAAAGACCTTTGGACTAGTTCCATTCCATAATACCACAGAAGGCAATTTCAATGCTGTTGCTGCGTGTTGTAGGCAACTATCAATAAGTATTCTCTTCTCACTATTCAGTAAGATACTTACAAGTTCCATATTACTCATTAGATCTTGAACTACTTCTACACCATCCAATGCTTCAGAAGAAGGTTTTTTGACTTGAAAAATATGATACTTATCAGAATAATGATCTACAAGTTTTTGTGCAAGTGCCACAGGCATATCTCTTGCCCATAGATATGGTCTCTGTTCATTATACATTCCACCATTAGTTTGAAGAACCATAATGGGTTTTTCGTTTGCACGACTTTCCCAAAATTCTTTTGCAATCTTTTTCTGTAAAGGATTAAATTTAATATCTGGCATTTCACCACGATATTCTAATCCATACATCTTAGACCAAGTTTGAATCAGAGGCAGTTTTTTATGAATATGATCAGTAGTGAAATAAGGTTCATTATGAAAAATTATTGAGTCCTCATTTTCAATATAACTTTGGTAAAAATAACTTGTATTACCAAGTTGATATACTCTATCTACAAATGGAAGATTTTGAAATATTTCAGACCAGACAGAAACAACAATCAGTTTCCTACTAGGAAAGTTGTTCTTGATGCACTTAGCAACCGCAGTGGCCGCAACGTGTTTTCCTAGGCCACCTTGGCAATGAAATATACAATACTTAAGTTTTGCCATAAAATTACCAAGGAGTTTCTTTATTTAATGTGAAAGGTGCTGGGGGATTAAGAACAGAATTTATCCAAGAAGTGTGTTGTGCAGTGACTCTTTCTTCTGCAAGTTGGTCTGCAATCCAACCCAATACAATCTCTTCAGTCAAGTCTGCAAATGCAACAAATCCTTCAGAATCTGGAATAACATCTTCAGAATTAACTTGATAATTTTCAAAACCTTCAATTGTAGTTCTTTCTACATCAGAATCATCAGAAGATACCCATTTAACTTGAATATCACAAACTATATCATTTCCATCATTTTTCACTTCGAGATTTTCAATTGTTCTTATGTGTGTAATTGCCATTGTATTTTAATTAACTCTCCATTATTTATTCGGATAATTTGAAATACATTTCTTTTCCTTCCATTGCTTGCTCTAAAGCGTGTGCATAAAGCCCAACAGCATGATCAATAACATCTGCTTTCGATGTTCCACTGGATTTAGATAGTTCTTCTAATTTTTGAAGAAAGGAGTCTTCGACGCGGATTTCAAAGCGTTTGGTTTTAATTGCCATTGTATTTTAATTAACTCTCCATTATTTATTTAAAGATAATAGTATTATCCTTTGTAATCGGTGCCTTTACCTTAGGGGTTACCGTAACAATATCAGGTGTTCCCCAAAATTCAAGTCTTCTTTTGTTTTGTTCATAAATATCAATAATTTCTTCTGGAAGAATTGATGCTGGTGGTGGAGAAGTTTTCTTGACCTTAGAACGAACCTGATGCATATCACTTAGTCCATAAGTTAACAAATCATCTTCCCTATGAATATTTGAGATTGATTCAAAGTCATGACCATAAAACTCTTCCCCAAGAAAATCATAGATGTCTTCCATTATTTTTTCAGGATTATCTACAAGATCATTATAGTCCACAAAATGCATTTTGTCACGTACATTTTGTTGGAATCCCATCATAATCGCATTCAGTGACTCATAAACAATACCACCATCATTTATAAGATACATACATCTATTTAAATCATTAATAGGTATATCATTTTTGATTAATTGTTCATCTACAAAATTAATTCTTGGTTGTCCTTCCTGAAAAGGATTTCGATGAATCATTGTTAGAATAGAAGTTAGAATCTCATCTATTCTACGAACTGGAACAAGAATCTTTGCCTGTTCTCCAATATATCCTTCAATATAAGGAACTCTTGCAGTCCATGCACGATTTTTATCAAAGACAACTGGTTGTTGAACATCACTGTAAAAATGATGTGGAATACTACCAATGATCTCTCTGACTTGATCTGGTTTTGGATATCCATGATACAACTCATTACCCATAAAGTCTTGCTCTACGGCAAACATTGCACCAAGAACTGGACTTGATGGTCCAGAATAAAATTTTGGATTTTGATTTAAGATTGAAGAAAGCAAAGTGCTTCCCGAACGGGGAAGCCCTGCCATAAAATAAAAAGTTTTATTCATTCACGATTCATTATTCTTGCCACTATATATTATACCATATTCAGTAGAAAATTAACTTTTTCTTCCAGTGAAGATAATCTTTCTTTGAGTTCTTGGTTTTCGACATCAAGTTCTTTGATTGCATTTACAAGGACAGGAAGTAAGTGCTCATGAGTAACACCCCACTTATCTATATTAGATTTTGATGCAATGATTGTTTCATCACCTTCAAGTTCTGCAACTTCTTGAGCACTGAATCCATATCTGACTCTTTCATCAGTAACCTCATTCGTTTCTCTATTCTTGAATGAATATTTGATAGGATTAATATTCTGTAAGAATCCTCTTCCATGAGGCACATCACCATAAACACACTTATCTCTAATATCAGAAATAACTGTCCATGCTACTTGTATTGCGGCACATGAATGATCTGCATTACCCATAACAATACAATTGCTACTTGTCGTCAGATTAATCAGTCCTGATGGAGTGCCTGATGTTTGACCGGCATTTCGTCCAAATGCAAGGTTATTACTACCTATTGTATTACTGCATCCTGCATTAAGACCAAAGAAGTTATTATTACTTCCAGTGATGTTGAAGTATCCTGCACCCTGACCTAAGAAGTTATTATAACTTCCAGTGGTGTTGCTTCGTCCTGCACCCTGACCTAAGAAGTTATTATTACTTCCAGTGGTGTTGGAGAATCCTGCACTATTACCAACGAAGAAATTAGAACTTCCAGTGGTGTTGCTTCGTCCTGCATAAGATCCTAAGAAGGTATTATTATCTCCACTAGTGTTGGACAATCCTGCTTTCGAACCCAAGAAGTTATTATTACTTCCAGTGGTGCTGTATCTTCCTGCTTTCGAACCCAAGAAGTTATTATTACTTCCAGTGGTGTTAGATTGTCCTGTATAATTACCAAAGAAGTTATTATTACTTCCAGTGGTGCTGCATCTTCCTGCACTATAACCCAAGAAGTTATTATTACTTCCAGTGGTGTTGGAGAATCCTGCACTATTACCTAAGAAGTTATTATTGCCTCCAGTGGTGTTGGATCTTCCTGCATTCGAACCTAAGAAGTTATTATAACTTCCAGTGGTGTTGCTTCGTCCTGCACTATTACCAACGAAGAAATTAGAACTTCCAGTGGTGTTTGCAAATCCTGCATAAGATCCTAAGAAGGTATTATTATCTCCACTGGTGTTGGAGAATCCTGCATTCTTACCAAAGAAGTGATTATGACTTCCAGTGGTGTTGGATCTTCCTGCACTATTACCTAAGAAGTTATTATAACTTCCACTGGTGTTGGGGAATCCTGCATAATTGCCTAAGAAGTTATTATGAGATCCAGTGGTGTTGGAGGATCCTGCACCATAACCAAAAAAGTTATTAGAACCTCCAGAACCAGAAGCACACTTACCGGCATAAGTTCCTAAGAAGGTATTATGTTGTCCAGTGACCGTTGCACATTGACCGGCACCACGACCGATCATATTGTTACAGGATCCAGTGGTGTTGGAGTATCCTGCACTATTACCAACGAAGTGATTATGAGATCCAGTGGTGTTGCATCTTCCTGCATCCTGACCTAAGAAGTGATTAAAACTTCCAGTGGTGTTGCATCTTCCTGCATCCTGACCTAAGAAGTTATTAGAACCTCCAGTGGTGTTGCATCTTCCTGCATTCGAACCTAAGAAGTTATTATTACTTCCAGTGGTGTTGGAGTATCC